TGCGAAAGGGTGCGCGTTTTGCTCCGGTATTGGTTGACAAAGATGCTGACGGCAAACCGAAGTGGAAGAATCTTGACAAGTTGAAAGAAGTGATGAAACCGTATGTCGCAATACGGCTCAAGAAAGACCACTCAGACCTACCTGATAAGATCTATCAGTCGATTTATTACGAACTTGAGGCACGACAGCGCAAGATTTACGATGAATTGAAGCTAAAAGCCAAGGTAGCACTTGAAGATGACACTGTGACAGTCCTGCATAAGATGACATTGATCATGCGGTTGCAGCAAGTGTTGTCAGGTTATCTTCCAGGTGATACGACAGAAGGATTGACCTATCTGTTCAAAGATCCAAAAGATAATCCTCGCATTGAAGCCCTGATGACCTTGTTAGAAACTACGAGCGGTCAGGTGGTTATTTGGTGTCGCTTTGTTGATGATATCAAGCAAATTGCACAGGCGTTAGGTGAAGAATGTGTGACTTATTACGGCGAAACAAAGAATCGTGAAGAGAAGATTGAATTATTCAAAACCGGAAAAGTTCGGTATCTGGTTGCCAATACTTCAGTCGGAGGTATCGGGCTTAATTTGACCAACAGTGCGACTGCGATTTACTATTCAAAAGATTTCAGTTACAGAACACATGCTCAATCTGAAGACAGACAACATCGCATAGGTCAAACTGAGATAGTAACGTGTATCGATATCATTGCTGACAACACTGTCGATGAATATATCACCAAAATCCTTCGTGACAAGAAGGATATAAGTCACGAAATGATGACGTTGTAACACCGCTTGCATTGACTACTAAAAGCTATTAAACTGGCTGCACATTAGTATTTGTATAGGTAACAAAGTGTCCAAAGTATATTGCGTGACTGAACCGATTACCTACCGAGACGGTAACCCGGTTCCATTGTTTGATATTACGCCAGCGGCTGAATATGGCGAGATTGAAGTATTGACGCGTCATAATCAGTCAATGATGTTTAGTGTTCCGATGATTAGAAGTTTACGTGAAAAGTTGAAGGATTTCAATGACAATGATTTCATTCTTCCTGTCGGTGATCCAATAACTATCGGTGCGGTATGTGCCGTCGTTGCAGATATAAATGGTGGGTTTTACAAGGTACTCAAGTGGGACAAGAGAACTAGGAAGTATCTTCCCATTGAGATTCAAGTGTGGGGTAGTCAACTTTCATAGGTGATATAAATGGAAAAAGAATTTACGTTAAAAGACTTGATCTTTGCTGCGAAATTACAGCAGGACATTGAGAATCAGGTTATATACGCAGAAAACAGGTTAAAAGAACTAAAAGAACAATTGAACGCCCAACGGTACGAAATTGTTCCAGGTATGATGCAAGAACTGGGTATCAACTCTTTTGAACTCGATAACGGTTATAAGGTCAGTATCAAGGATGAATATTACGCTAAGATACCCGACGAGAAACAGTTTGAATGTTTCGAGTGGTTACGTAAGAACGAACTTGACGGTATAATCAAGACTGCGGTAAACCTTAACTTCGGAAAGGGTGAAGACGATTTAGCTAAAGAGGTTCTAGAGCTATTGAGTGACATGGGTTTTGTACCTAATGTCAAAGAAACTGTTCACCCGATGACTTTGAAGACATTTGTTAAAGAACGTATGTCGGCGGGGCTTGAACTTCCTGTTGACTTTTTCGGAGCCTCTGTCGTTAAAACGACGGTGATTTCGAAGTAAAGAGCATGACCATACACGATCGGTCAGTCCAGACGTTGCGACGGGCCTGGATTTAAATGATTCGTGTGACAGACCGGAGAGACGGCCATTCTTCAAACTGTGGCAAGTTTGAAGTCTCTCCTAATTGCCAATTGAAAAGGAGCCGATCATGGCGAAAACCGAAGTTGCTGTAAAAGAAAATACCGCTGTTGCAATTGCTGATGATGTCTATTCACAAGATGCAGGAAGTGGTTTTGAGGAAACGTCGCAAGAAAGTTATGCGATTCCGTTCCTGAGTATCCTTCAGTCCGGTAGCCCGCAAGTCAAGAAGTCTGATGGGGCATATATCAAGGGTGCTGAAGAAGGTATGCTCTTCAACTCTGTCACTCAGGAGTGCTACGGTGAAGAAGGTGTTGAAGTCATCCCCTGTCATTACACGCAACGCTTTATTGAATGGGGTACACGTGAATCCGGCGGTGGTTTCTTTGGTGAGCACTTGCCGTCTGATCCAATTTGCAGCACTACGACTCGTGATGAAAAAGGTCGTAATCTGTTGCCGAATGGTCATGCGCTAAATGACACGCGCAATCACTATGTCTTGATCCGTCGCAATGGGCAGTTGTCACCGGCCATCATGAGTCTGAGTTCTACCCAAATCAAAGCGTCCAAACAGTGGATGTCGATGATGCAAGGTATCAAGCAAAAGAACCCAGCGACAGGTATGTTTGAAATTGCCCCGATGTTCAGCCATGCGTACAAAATCAACACTGTTGCTCAGTCTAATGACAAGGGTTCTTGGTTTGGTTACAAGTTCACTATGGTCGGTAAGGTGACTGATACGGCAGAGTACGAGGAAGCCAAGTCGTTCAACCATATTGTCAAGTCTGGTCTGGCAAAGGTCGAGCGCAAGATGGAAACTGAGGCTGCAAGTAACGAAGCCAAAGAAAAGTTCTAATAAGGTGCAAGGGTTAGAGGTTCACTAATCTCCAAGCGGGTGAAAAGCCCGTACGAATATTGCAGCATTACCGGGCAGGGTGTAAAGTAACAGCCCAAACCCGGCATAGGGTCACATAGAAAACAAAGGCACGAGTGATGAGTCTTGCAGAACGCTTTTTCAATCTTTATGGTGGTCTAGACAGGGCAAGAGGTAAAAACAAAACAACCTCAAAAGTTGGTAAGAACGGTAAACGGGATTCAAGTAATCAAACCTTACGCGAACCTTACGATGTGAGATGTTGGGACAAACATCTAAACGGTGAAGAAGGTCTTGGCGTTATCCCTATTACTGACAATGCGACCTGTAATTGGGGCGCAATTGACGTAGACATCTACCCACTCGATCTGATTGAACTTGAAGCTAAGGTCAATGGTCTAGAACTTCCGTTTGTTGTGTTGCGTACCAAGTCAGGCGGAGCACACCTTACAGCGTATTTCAAAGAGTTTCAATCGTGCGCTGAAGTGCGGGCAAAGATGGCTGAAGCCAGTTTTGCTCTAGGTCTTGGAGAACGTGAGTTTTATCCCAAGCAAGTCAAGTTAGCGAACTCAAGTGATATTGGAAATTGGCTCAATATGCCATATTTCCAGGGCGCATTGACAGAACGCTATGCAATTATTAACGGAAAACCAGCGACACCTGAGCAGTTCCTTGATTACGCTGAATCAAAGAGACTTGATGATGTTATCAGTTTTGAAGTACCAGAAACAATGTCTGAATTTTCAGACGGCCCGCCTTGCTTGCAAGCGATCACAAGTTCCAAAGCTGGCGAAGGTGAGCGAAACACAGTCTTGTTCAATATCGGAGTTTATTGCCGAGCCAAATATGAATCAAGCTGGGAAGATAAACTCAGCGAGTTCAATCATCAGTTCGTAGCCCCGCCACTCAACCATCGTGAAGTCACGGCGATTGTAAAGTCACTTGAGAAAAAGAATTATGCGTACACTTGCAACAACGTTCCTTTATGCAATAACTGTAATCGAGAGACGTGTAAAGGTAGAGATTTTGGAATTCATGCTTTTCAGCACATTGATGTTGGTATCGCACTAGACAGCATAACCAAGATGAATTCTGAGCCACCGATGTGGATTTTGTCCATTGAGGGTGTGCGTACAGAAGTAGAAACAGAAGATATATTGTCGCAAGAACGTTTCAAGATTGTTTGCGTCAACACCATAAACAAGATCCCAGGTAAGATGAAGAACGAAGAATGGGACAAGTTTATGCGAAACAAGTTATCATCGATAGAGATTATAGAAGTACCAAGAGAAACGAGAATGAGCGATCGTATTACAGATCACTTGACACGTTACTTTGCAACAACCCCACCAGCAAGATCGCCAACAGATATCAACATCGGGCGTTGGGTTGATGAACCAGACGGTTATTATACCCGAGGTTCTGACTTTATGGACTATTTGAAACGGCAGAACATTGAATTTGATGCTCGTAAAGTTTGGGTACTGATGATGGACTTAGGTGTTAAACCGATATATTATAGGAAAAATGAATGTTGGATTGTACCGAAAGAAGTGTATGACCCAAATGGTAAAGAGAAGAAGTTACCCCTACCTCCAAAGGATATAAAGCATGAGGATTTCTGATAATCAGTCGTTAATACTTGGTCCGCCAGGATGCGGCAAAACGACGAAAGTGTTAAGCGAGATTGACGCGTTGTTGCAATCCGGGGAATCACCTGATAGGATTGCATTTGTCAGTTTTACAAAGAAGGCGATTGCAGAGGCAACGGGACGGGCGGGTGAAAAGTTCAATCTGAAGCCGCGTCAGTTACCAATGTTCAAAACAGTTCATGCAATGTGTTTCGCTGGACTCGGTATAGGTAAGAGTGACGTTGTTGGTAAGGAGCATTATAGGGAACTTGGAGAATGGTTGGGTTATCGATTTGAAGGGACTTGGGATGAATCTGAAGGTGTACCTGTTGGAAGTGAAAAAGGTGATACATTATTATTCTTGGATAATCTTGCGCGTGTCACACAACGCCCTCTTAAAGAAGTGTGGGAAGAGAATTATCACGAATGCGAGTGGGAAGAACTAGAGCGCTTCCAAGAAGGTTATCAAGACTTCAAATCCAGCAAGTATGTCATGGACTTCACCGACATGTTGTCGGCCTATATTGCAATGTGCGACCCCTCGCCGGCAAGACAGGTTATTGTTGATGAAGCACAGGACTTGTCTTCACTCCAATGGTCTGTTTTGAAGCACGCTTACGGTAATGTTCGACAAACAATAATTGCGGGTGACGATGATCAGAGTATCTATAAGTGGAGTGGAGCCGATGTCAATGCGTTTCTGGCGCTAGAAGGTGACAAAACAATTCTTAGCAAGTCATACCGCTTGCCGCGTTCTGTTCATGAAATTGCCAATGGTATTGTTCAAAAGATTGAGAATCGTTTTGACAAACCGTTTGACCCGCGTGATTCAGAAGGTGAAGTCAATTTCATGACTTCGCTAGAAGAAGTTGTGGTAGTAGAGGAAAGTACGCTATTCCTTGTTCGCAACACCTACCTTGCAAGGAAGGTACAAGATTACATGCACCGGATGGGAATCCCTTATACAAACAAATACGGCTTCTCATCAGTACGTTCGGCACATATTAAGGCGATTGAAGGTGTGGAGAAGTTGCGTAAAGCTGAAATGGCAACAGGTGCAGAAGTCAAGGCAATGTATGACAATATGCGAATTGGTGAATATCTAGCTCGCGGTTTTAAGGTCAAGGTTGCTAACCTTAAAGATACAGACCTGTTTAGCTTTGCAGAACTGCGAAATAATTTTGGCCTGTTAGACATTGCACCGTGGTACGCTTGTTTACATGGTATTGGGGACGACCTTATAGCCTATTACCAACGCTTGGGAGCAAATGGGCACGGGCTAAGCGCCACACCAAAGTGCTCTATTAGCACGATACACGCAGCGAAAGGTGGTGAAGCGGACCACGTTGTGTTATTGAGCGACATGGCTTATAGGTCACATCAGGAGTATATAAAGCAACCAGACAATGAACGTCGCGTTGCTTATGTTGGGGTAACAAGGGCAAAGGAAAAATTGACCATCGTTCTTCCTTCTTCAAAACTATATTACGACTATTATGGTGATTCGCAATGAACAATATAATGCTTGACCTTGAAACATTGGGTACTGGAAATAATGCTGTCATTATTTCAATAGGTGCGGTTTTGTTTGACAAAGACGGTGTAGCGAATGAAACGTTCTATTTGCGAGTCAACCCTCAGTCCTGTGTTGACGTCGGTATGGAAATGTCAACTTCAACCGTCATGTGGTGGATGAAACAAAGCGACGAAGCCCGTGCAGAGTTTGACAAACCTTCTTATACGATTGGTGCGGTTTTGCAAGACTTTTCAGCATGGATTGACGCCAATAGTGATAACTTCAAAGACCGCAAAATCTGGGGCAACGGTGCTACGTTTGATAACGTAATACTTGACAACGCTTACAGAAAGTGTAAACTTGAAAAACCGTGGCCGTATTGGGGCGACACATGTTATCGCACGTTGAAGAATCTATTTCCTGAAGTAAAGATGGAACGAACTGGTACGTTTCACAACGCACTTGACGATGCGCGTAGTCAAGCCGAACATTGTATCCGTTTGCTGAAAGCGGCAGGAGTATGGAAATGACTGAAATGGAAGAGTTGTTCGTTTATTGGGTAAAAGAACGTGAAGCAATTCGTGTCAAGAAAGAAGCGGGTGCGCCAAAACCGTGGACTAACGATCCTATTTTACAGACTTACAAGTTCTGTAACGTGAAACGTGAAGATGATACGGTCAGCAAGTGGATCACTGAAAACTGGATTAAGCCAAACGACCCGCATCCGAATATGTGGTTTGCGATGATCGTTGCACGTTTGTTCAATTGGCCTCCGACGTTAGATTTAATCGGTTTTCCGAAATATCGATTAGGTGAGAAAGAAACATTCTGGCCTGAATTAAAAGAACTTTGGAGAGATCAGTTAAAAGTTTATCGCGATAGACTAGGTGCTAAGATCTTCACAGGCGCATATCTTGTTTCAACCAATGGTGTAAGTATGGACAAGATTGATTATATTCTTGACCGCGTGTTGACACCTATTTGGGAACGTGGGCGTGCTCCTATGACCGTAGCTCTTTCGTTCGATGCAAAGAACAATGATAGTCAAGAATCACTCGAAAGTTACTGGAATCACTTGCGCCAATTCGACGGCCTCGGTAGTTTTATGGCAGGACAAGTGGTTGCCGATCTGAAGTTCACATCTGAACTCAAAGATGCACCAGACTGGTGGACTTGGGCACCTCTCGGTCCCGGTTCAATTCGTGGCTTGAATCGCATTCACGGGAGACCCCTTGAGAAAGGTTTACGCCAAGATCAAGGGTTGAAGGAAATGCTAGTGTTGCAAGATCTATTGATTAAAGAACTTGATTGGAAACTACCTGTTCACAATGTTCAAAATTGCTGTTGCGAATTCGATAAGATGATACGTGTCAAGAATGGAGAAGGTCGCCCTCGTTCACTTTACCCAGGAGTTAAATGATGCAGATCAAAGTTTGCGGTTTACCGTTCGATGTTTCCTTTGTTGAAGGTGGGCACGCTGTTAGCCATACCAGCGTACGTGGGCATCTTTACGGCGAAGTCTCGTACGATAAAGAATCGATTCGCATTGACAACACCAAGTCGTTGGAGATGATGAACCAAACGTTCTGGCATGAAGTCGTGCACGTTATCGTTGAACGACTTCAGATTCGTGAGTTGATGGACCATGAGAATATTCATTATGAAACACCGATTGATCAAATTGCCCTAGGTATCTTCAATGTTTTGAACTCGTTAGATCTTGATGTGATTAAAGATAAGGAAGTGTGAAAATGTTAGTTATCCGTGGTCAAAATGTAAATGACGTCCTGCCAGTCGGTATCATGCACTTGAAGAATGGAGAAAAACGTGACTCAAGAAACGGACCTGTCCTTGAAATCCCAACAACTGTTTGCGTCCATTATGACTACCCCGACGAACGAGTCCTCTTTGAACCTTTACGAGACGCTAATCCATTCTTTCATCTCTTCGAAAGTCTCTGGATGCTTGCAGGAAGAAACGACGTTGCCTTTCTTAACGAATACAACTCCAGAATGGCACAGTACAGCGACGACGGCAACGGCTTCAACGCCGCCTATGGGCAACGTCTCCGCTCCGGATTTGGATTTGATCAACTCGATGTCGTTATACAGCGACTTAGAAAGGACCCTGACGACAGACGCGTCGTTTTACAGATTTGGGATCCTGCAGATTTAAATAAAGAGTCAAAAGACTACGCCTGTAACTTAGTCATCACCCCGCGCATTCGCAATGGTAAACTCGACTGGACAGTGTTCAATCGTAGCAATGACTACTTGCTCGGTATGACCGGGGCTAACGTGGTTCACATGTCAATCATTCAAGAATATGTTGCTCGTATGGTAGGCGTTCCGATGGGAAGTTACGAGCAGATCAGCAATTGCCTACATGTTTATACAGAATTGACGCCGCATTGGGAACGATTGAAAGATCTTCCATTGACTGTTGATTGCCCATACAAAGAAGCCCGCGTGTCGTCGTTCCCGTTGATTACCCACAAAGAAAGCTGGATGTCAGATCTGTACACTTGGATGGACAAACCGTGGGGTGGACAGGTTTATTCTGATCCATTCTTCAACTACGTTGCGAAACCTATGGCGATTGCACATCGGGCGCACAAAGACAACCGCAACGGGTTACAATATGTAAATGCTATACAGGCAACTGACTGGAGATTAGCTTGTGAACAATGGCTTACAAGGAGAGAAGTGAAATGAGTGCAAATGAAAAGCAAATCGGTGGTGATCACTACGATAAAAGCGGTGAGCAACATTGGGATAGGCAATACCGTTTGAATGGCCGTGGATATTTTGTTGGATGTGCTACAGGTTACATCGAACGTTACCCTTTTAAGAACGGTAAACAAGATCTCGAAAAGGCAATTCACTTTCTTCAGAAACTGATCGAACTTGAGTACCCTGAAGAAAAGGCTGAACCGAAGAAAGTAGCACCGCTGGAAAAGCTGTCTAACGAGATTGAAAAATTATCTCAAGCAATCACGTCTGCACCAGATCATCTTAAAGAGTTCGTACCTACACCGTGGCAACAAGAGGTCGCTGCTAAGTTCGATGATCTACGTGAAAAACATGCCATCAGTCCGATGTTACAGAGATTTTTGAAAGAGACAGATGAACCGTATCCGAACGGTTATGTTAATCAGGACTGAATATGGAAGACAATCAGCAACACTACCACAGTTCGGACAGGTTTCCATCTCGTGACACTCTGCTATGGCTCGACAGTCTTGAGAATGTACGAGCAGTTTCATCCAACTACACTGTAACTGCTTCGGATGATTATCTGCTTGTTGATACGACCTCGGGTGACGTGACTGTTACGTTGCCAAATGCTATCAATGGTCGCAAGTTGCACGTAGTAAATTACGCAGGAACAAACGATGTCATTGTTACATCTACGGTTGACATAAACGGTTCTGCGTCCGATTTCACAGTAGCGTCTGGAAACATTGCTTCTGTAAAGGATGTTGGCGGAGAATGGGTCACTTCTCCGATGACCTTCTCTTCAGGTGGCCCTGGGAGCGATCCGGGTGCGTCAGGTTCTACGACAATCGATTTCGGTGCATCCCCTGCAACAGAAGCTTCGGTCACCGTGTCGGGTCAAACAGGGTTGTTAAGCACGTCACAGATCGAAGCGTTTGTTGTTGCCAGAGGTTCAGGGGCGACCCTTGCAAATCAGCAGTTTGCAGCTATTGCTTTTAGGCTAATATGTGGGGAAATAACACCCGGAGCGAGTTTTGTCATTCGGGCGTATTGCACCATTGGCTATGCCGAAGGTACTTTTGAAATAGATTGGACTTGGAGAAATTGATATGAGCGGATTCTTACAAAAGATCATCGGTTATGTTACGGGTAACGGACTTGAAGTCAATTCAAGCAACGAAGCAAAGGTAGTAACCGACAAAACAAGATCGAGCGTCACTTTATTCTCTGAGAACGATCCCGGCACTATCACAGGGGTGCCTCTTTTAATGGCACCCGAGATTTCAGCGGATTATCGTCTGCGTGTTGGTATCGACACGGTGTTGTTTACAGATACGTTCAATGCGACAACGCAGAACTCGAATCTCTGGGCTTACACCCTTGCCACGTTGACCTGCACGCAACCGGGTGGATATCTTCAATTCGGTACGGTACAAGGTACAGGTGCGGGTCATGGGGCATTCATACGTTCGTTTCAATACTTTCCATTGGTGGGCACGGCTCCGCTGTCTGTTGAATTCTCAGGCTCAAGCAATACGTCTGCCCTTGTTCCCAACGAAGCGTTCTACGCGGGTCTAGGTCTTCCCTCTGCTGCCGCTACGATTCCAACAGACGGTTGCTGGTTCAAGATGACATCTTCAGGACTGTTCGGTGAACTTCAATACAACGGTGGCACAGTTGTTCAAGTCACTTTGATGAATACCCAGATTCCATTAGCAACCAATGCGAAATTTGCGATGGTCGTCGGTGAAGATGCAATCAGGTTCTGGGTTGATGATGTTCTGTACGGCAGCATCACAATCCCCGCAGGTTACGGCCAACCGTTTATGACAGGTTCGTTGCCAGTGTTTTTGCAGAAAATCTGCACAGGGACGGTAAGCAACACCAACACAATCAGAATCACTGACGTCACTGTCTCCTTGATGGATTTGGCAACAGGTAAACCGTGGTCGCATCAAGTTGCAGGCATGGGGCAACACGCGCTGTTCATGCAAAACGGTACGACTATCCCTACCACGGGCGCGAAAACAACGGTATGGGCAAACAATACTGCGCCAACTGCTGTTGCATTGACCAACACCGCTGCATCATTTACTGGTCTCGGTGGTATTGCCGCTGTTCTTCCTACGTTGACGGCAAACAATGATGGCAAACTGTTCACGTACCAAGTTCCGGCAGGTACGATCAACCTGACAGCACGTAATCTGTACATCACACGAGTCACGCTGAAAGGTGCTGTATCCGTGGTCCTTGTCGGTGGTCCGGTGATCTACGCTTACGCTCTGGCAGTGGGACATACGGCAACTTCGCTGGCTACTGCAGAAACTGCATCCTTTGCCACTGCTACAGCACATGCGCCGCGTATTATGGCATTGGGTATGGAATCCTACGCAGCTACCGCAGCAGTTGGTACGTTGGGAACAGGTATCGATTTGAACTTTGATACCCCGATCTGTGTACGTCCTGGCGAGTTTGTGGACATCATCGCTCGTAACATCGGCACTGTAACCACAACTGGAGCAATAACTATCGTAGCTTCTGTAGGCGGTTATTGGGAGTAGTTGTAAACGATTTAAAGCTGTTGTAATATGTAGTTATGCCGCTATGTAGCGCGGCATAACTACTAATCTTATAGGTGACATATGACAAAATACGGAACATTGCCAGCCAAACCTATTATAGAAGAGGTTGATGAAGTTATCATTTGCCCCAAATGTGGGTCAGAAGATATTTCGCATATCCATCACGAAGGTGATTATGCTGTTCCTGAAACAGACTATCATCATTGCAATGACTGCAACCTTTCTTGGGGGTTTGAATAATGATATGCCCTAACTGTCGTGAAGATGTGCAAGGTGCGTGGCACGATACAGGTATCGGCACTTATGAATATTGGGGGCAGAAATGCAACGATTCTAAAATGGAATTCTGTTGCGAACTATGTGATACACCTCTTGAATCTGAACAATCTTATGAAGAATATCTTGCCGATATTCGAGGAGAGGAGTGATGCAAACCTTCCTCCCTTATCCTGACTTTGCCGAATCTGCCAAAGTTCTTGACTACCGCCGACTCGGCAAGCAACGCGTTGAAGTACTTCAGTTGTTGAAGGCGTTACAGGCAGGTGGCGGATGGTCAAATCACCCTGCTGCAAAGATGTGGAATGGCTACGAAAACGCGCTTGTTTCTTACGGTTTATTTATCTGTAAAGAGTGGATTGGACGAGATTATAACGATACATGTTTTGACAAAATTCTGTCGTATTGTGACGAAGACGCCAACACAACTCTACCACCTTGGCTCGGCAACGAAGACTTCCACGCCGCGCACCGTTCCAACTTGCTTCGAAAAGACCCGATTCATTACGGCCAATTCGGCTGGACTGAACCTAACGACTTACCTTACATCTGGCCCATAACATGACCGATAAACTCTTCCTCGACCTTGAATGTTATCCAAATTATTTCCTTGCCAAACTCATGAATGATGAAGGTCGTTTTCGTGAGTTTGAAACGTACGAAGGGCAAGGATTAGATGTTGCCAAACTTCGGGCGTTACTGAACAGTTATACCGTTGTCACCTTCAACGGTGTGAACTACGATTGGCCTATTCTGTCACTTGCTTTAAACGGTGCAGATAACGAACAGCTTAAAGAAGCTTCCGATGCGATTATTGTCAACGACATGAAACCTTGGAACTTCTACAAGCATTTCCGTTGTCAAGCGTTGAGCTATGACCACATTGACATCAAGGAAGTTGCACCGGGCGTGATGGTCAGTTTGAAGTTGTATGCAGGGCGACTCCATGCGCCAAAGATGCAAGACCTACCCTATGACCCTGATTCATTGTTGACACGTGAACAGATGCAAGCGGTCAACCTGTATTGCGGCAATGACTTGCACGTGACAAAGCAGTTGTACGACGCAATCAAGGGGCGTGTGACATTGCGGGAAACCATGTCGGCAGAGTACCGCACCGACCTCCGCAGCAAGTCAGACGCCCAAGTGGCTGAGGCGGTTATTAAGACTGAGTTGTTCCGGTTGACCAATAAGAAACTTGCCAAACCTTCAGTAAAGGAAAAGGAATTCTTTTACAAGGTTCCGGAGTACATGAAGTTCCAGTCTGACCAGTTGAACAATATATTTGAAATGGTCAAGCGTAGTCCGTTTACTGCCAAGACCAACGGGCAGATTGAAATGACTGAGGAACTGGCTAAGACACTGATACATATCAACGGTACGACTTATAAGCTAGGTATCGGTGGTCTGCACAGTCAGGAAAGTGAGATAAGTTATCAGGCTGACGATGAGTGTATGATCGTTGACCGTGATGTTACTTCGTACTATCCTAGCATTATTCTTAATCAAGGTTTATACCCTGAAACCCTTGGTCCGCATCTGTTGGAAGTTTTTAAGGTGTTGGTTGACCGCCGCGTTGCTGCAAAGCGTAAGAACCGTGAGCTCAAGAAACTGGGAGTGAAAGGTCACGCGCATAGAAGTAAACTGATTAAAGAGATAGCTAATTTAGAAAAGTCAAACAGTGATGCGATATTTCCATGTACAGAATATATGGAACTCATTACTCTCGAACAAGACCTAGACTTTGACCGTTCTGTCACTGTTATGGATTCCTTGCGAATCACAATTAACGGGGCGTTCGGCAAGTTGGGTTCTGTTTATTCTGCTTTGTATGCACCTGACTTGATGATTCAGGTTACTGTTACCGGGCAGTTGACTTTGCTGATGTTGATTGAGCGTTTTGAAATGGCGGGTATTAAGGTTATCAGTGCCAATACCGACGGTATTGTGACCCGTTACGCACGTTCAAGACATGAAGAAATCGCTGCACTTGTTAGGCAGTTTGAACAAGAGACGCAGTTTGAATTTGAAGACACGCACTATTCTGGCATGTATTCGCGCGATGTCAATAACTACATCGCTATCAAGCCTGATGGTGAGGTCAAGACCAAAGGTACGTTCAAAGCGGGTGATCTTCAGAAGAATCCTCAAAACGATATCTGCAACGAAGCGTTGATTGCTTACCTGAAAGACGGTACACCAATTGAAGAAACCATCCGCGCTTGCAAGGACATACGAAAGTTTGTTACTGTAAGAACTGTTAAGGGTGGTGGTGTCTACGCAGGTCAATATCTCGGTAAAGTTGCCCGCTGGTTCTATGGAACTGATTCACTCGGCACAATCAACTACGTCAAGTCAGGTAACAAAGTACCGCGAACCGATGGTTGCATACCTTTAATGGATTTACCTATTGATTTTCCTAGCAATGTGGATTACAATTGGTACGTTAATGAAACAAAGGATTTGTTGATGGATATTGGTTTAGTCGCCCGCCCACCTGTTGTTAAGAAATCTCGTGCGAAGAAGGAGAAATGAAATGTCTTTATGGAGTGATCATGACTATGACTATGATCCAAGTGATAATGAACCTGATCCAATCTTTTGTGACTATTGTGGAGAAGAAATAACCTTTACGAATATCGGCGGCAAATGGATTCCAACTGATGTTAAAACACTTAAACCTCACGAATGTGACTTTACTGCTTTATTGGAGGCAAATAAATGATAGTAATCAATACGTTAGGAAGAGTCGATAATCAACCGACGTTGCTTGCGCTTAAAGAAGCAGGTTTAAACCCTATTCTTCTTGTACAACATCATGAGAAAGAGTTGTATGACAAATACGATGTTGAAGTTCTAGTATTACCAGAGTACGTTAAGAACTTACCTGCGACACGGCAATGGTTATTGGAAAATTCACCACATGACAAGGTTATTATCATCGATGATGATTTCACGTTCTTCACAAGAGATGAAGGTGTGAAGTTGCGGAAGTCTTCTAGTGAAGATATCAAACAAATGATTGAGCAGGTCTATTCTGATCTTGATACCTATGCAGCAGTCGGTATATCTATGCGACAGGGTAACAATCATGTTGAAGAAGACTTCAAAGAAAACAGTGCGATCAATGGTTTCATAGGGTTGAATTTAGATACCGTTAGAAAAGAAGGCATTCGATTCGATCATAACCCCGCCATGGAAGATAAGCACGTCATCCTTGGTCTGTTAACAAAAGGTTATAAGAACAAAGTTTGGTTCAAGTGGTGTTACAACCAACCTGCTTCGAATACAGAAGGCGGGTGTTCAACCTATCGAACTTCTGAACTTCAAAAATTAGCGGCTGAGACATTGGCCGCGTCGTATCCGGGGCTAGTCACTGTCAAAGTCAAAACGACCAAAGGCGGTTGGTTCGGTGGCGAACGATACGATGTTATTTGTTATTGGAAGAAAGCGTATCAACGTGGTTGCAATCTTTTATAAGGATACGAAATGGAAAGTTATATACAAGAATCTCCGTTCGCAGTGCAAATAGAATTCACAGAAGGCTGTTCGTTGTACTGTGACTTCTGTGGTCTTCATGGTATTCGTGAAGGTG